GCCGACGACGGCTACTTTGATCTGATCGAACGCAAACAGTATTCGCGCGGCAACTTCAATGCGATCTATCGGCATATCACTTGCTGGTCAGTGCATGCCGGGACTAATGGTAAGAAGCGCCGCGTCGAGGCGTCGATCAGTTACGATGAAAACCGTCAGGCGATGGGTGCGAGGGTTCTGCAGGGTGTGACCTATGCGCCGGGCGAGACGGTGCTCGTCGCAAAGTCAGGCGACGTTTACGCGAACCTCTGGCGTGACGCGAGGCCAATCGTCGAGGGCGAGGCCGACGTGCGCCCGTGGCTTGATCTGGTCGAGCGCCTGCTACCCGAGGCGTCCGAGCGCGAACACCTGTTCGATTGGATGGCCTACAAGGTCCAACACCCCGAGGTCAAGATCAATCACGGCGTGCTGCTGGGCGGTGCGCCTGGTATTGGCAAGGATACGACCTTCGAGCCGTTTTTGTACGCGGTCGGCGGGCCGTCGCGCGAGAATGTCGCGCTGATCAAGAACGAGGAACTCAATTCGCAGTGGGGCTACTCGCTGATGAGCGAGGTGCTAGTCATCAATGAACTGCGCCAGGCTGACGCGTCGGATCGGCGCGCGCTCGAGAATCGGCTCAAGCCCCTGCTTGCTGCGCCGCCTGAACTGATCCCGGTCAACCGCAAGGGTCTGCACCCGTTCGACGCTTTGAACCGGTTGAGCGTGGTCGCGTTCAGTAACGAGCGCATGGCGATCACGCTGCCCAGCGACGATAGGCGCTGGTTTGTTCTCTGGTCGGACGCGCGTCCGTTGACGAAAACCGAGGGCGCTGCGATCTGGGGCTGGTTCCAGGCCGGCGGGCGGGCCGCCGTGGCCGGTTGGTTACGCGCGAGGGACGTGAGAGCGTTTGCGCCGGGTGGCGCGCCCCCGATGACCGAGGCCAAGGCCATCATGCTATCGGCGGGCCTGTCAGCGGTCGAGTCGGCGCTGGTCGAGATGATGCGCGAGCGCCGAGGCGAATTCGCGTTAGGCGCGATTAAAGCCCCCTGGCAGGCGCTAGCGGATCGCCTACAGGCCCAGATGCCCGTCGGGGCGAAATGTAGCGTCTACGCCCTGTTTCACGCGCTTCGCGAGGCGGGCTGGATCGACCTTGGCCGGGTCAAGGCGACCCCGAACGGTAGCAAGGTTCACGTCTACGCTGCGCCTGACGTGCTCGAGAGCGTAGGGGGCAATCGCGCGGAGATTAAGCGTATGTTGGACAGCGCGAGCGGGGCTGTCGGCTTGCGAGCCGTGAAATGAAAAAGGCCCGCGCGAGGCGGGCCGGTAGGGGTTTGTGGGGCGATCGGGCTATAGGCGCAGCACTATTGCGAGAATCGCGGCGGCTAACGCGACAAGGGCGGCCGCAATCATTGGATATTCCGCGCGATACAGTATTGATCGACCGCGTCCGATACTGGCGTGCCGGAATGGAAATAGTGAAGCACGGCCGGCCATTCGATCCGGCCCGACAGGCCAGGCGCGCGGGTTAAGAGCGCGTCCGAGAATCGCGCACAATAGTCCGCTTGGCGCTCGGCTTTGGTTTGCCCATAGTGTCGTTTCATGGCGTTATCGTCCAATGGTAAACATAGCGGCAATCAAGCCCGGCGTGAGCGCGAGCGCGCCTAGCAGGGGAGGGAGCGCGAGCGCGGCGCCGATACCGGCAGCGATCAGGGCGAGGGCGAGTAAGGCGCGCATGGTTATGCCTCCGCGACGGTTTCGGTTGCGCGAGCGTGCGCGCGGTCAATGACGGCTTCAAATTGATCAAGCCCGACGCGATCGACCAGCGCGTCGATATCGGCGAGCGCGCACTGGCGGGCTTGCGCGAGGGTTAGATCGGCCGACGATATCGGCAGGCCCTTATAGTGCGCGTTAACGCGCAGCAGTCGATACCCGCTCACGGGATCGGAAACGATCCATTCCTTGCGGGTGGTTTTGCTGTGCTCGCGATGAAGGGCGAAGATATGCGCGCGATGGCCGCGCGTGTATAGCAGGCGATCGTATTTCGTGGGGATACGCTTATCGCCGGCGCGAAGGTTGAAGACGGGTTTTGTTGGCATGGTTTAGGCTCCAATCAAAAGTTTTTTGAGAAAGGGCACAGCAAGCCCCGTGAGATTGGACAATTCGCGCAACGTCATATTCGGGTTGCTGTCGTATATCCGTTTAATGTCATCAAGGGTTAGACCGTTGACGGATTTTTTCAGCGTGTAGGCCATAATGCAATCTCCGAAAAGGGCGCCCCGAAGGGCGCAAGGTTGATCAGGCTGCAAGCTTGATGTCGATCACGCGTTTACGTGACCCGTGCGCCGGGAATCCGACGATCACGTCGCGTTGACGTGCGCACAATTGGCACGTCGCGCAACTAGTGTCGTCGCGTTGCGTCGCAGGGCAGACGACCACGCGACGACCGGCGGGTGTGCGCGTGTTTTCCGTGGTCGTTGACGGGACCACGCAAACGACCGGACCAGCGCCGGTGTCGGCGAGCGCGTCCGCGTCAGCTAGATCGTTCGCGGATAGGTTGATCGTAAAGCCCCATTCGTTGGCAGTTTTGATCCAAGACAAGCTTGCGCCATCGCGATAGTGTGAATAGGTGAATCCGCGACGTCCACGATTGGCCGCGACTAGTTCACCTAACGCGATTGGATCGACTGTGTGCCCGTCTCCGGGTAAATCTCCGGCTTGATTGTGGCGCCACAATTGGCCGGCCGGTAACTGCGCGATCGCGTCAACGAAGGTTTGCCAATCAGTGCCGCGCGTGCCCGATGAAACAGCCGACCAGTGCAACGCGAGCGGGCCTGACGACGCGTAGCACGCGTCGCGCATTTCGCACGTCGTCGGGCACGTCGCGCGTGTCGTGGTCGATACCGGTATCGGGCCAGTTTTGGCGTTGGCCGATTTTGGGGACAGATGAACGGTGTATGACATGGCAGTTGCTCCTCAGTTGATGCGCGCCCGTAGGCGCGGGGGTTTAATTACAGACAGTTGATCTCGCCCAATACGCTGTGCGCCGGCCGCGTGCAATGCGCAGCGTCAGCGATCGCGTGCGTGTCAGCGTAATAGGCGACGATCGCTTCGCGGGCCTGCGCCTCTGACGCGGCGCTGGCGCGGATTTGATCGTGCGCGCCGGTGCGCAAATTGACTACTGCAAACTCATATTGAAGGGCCATGCTTTGCTCCCAGGTAGATTGTGCGCCGCACCATGCGAGGCACAGTAGTGGCATGCTGTCACACTATTTGTTGCAGTGTCAAGCGCTTTTTGCATGACCCATCAGCGCTTGCGACAAGTCTTATGGCAGATAACCCTATCGCGCGCATGGGGACCCCCGCGGGGCTATGACATGGGTTATGGGCGTGCGCCTGGTTTCATAGGGGAATGGGTCTTATGGGTCATTGTTTTGTTTGATACTGTTTAAATGGTTAAAATACTGTATATCCATACAGTAGTAGAAATATGGCGCGCCGGCGGAGCGCGCGCATAAGGGGTTCGCCAAAAAAAAAAGGGTGACCCATTGACCCATTTGACCCATAAACCCCCATTCGAGCGCCTTTTCCGCCCATTTTTCAAAACCGTTTACCAATTCAAATGGTCATGACCCATTTGACCCATTGGCCTGCGCCGCATGCCATTTGGACGCAAGCCCGCGACCTTGATGGCCATGACCCATATGACCCATTGGCCGCACGCCTAGCGGGCTGGCGCGGCTGGTAGCCGATAGCTTGCGTCGATCGGAGCCGGTCGGCTGATAGCCCCCGGGTAGGGCCGGCGGCTGGCCCGGTCAAAAACGGAGGGGTCGCACAAATTTTTTTGCAAAATGTTATAATTACTTGTCACATAAATTGTTACAGCCATGACCTTCCAATCCTTGCCGCTGACCGCGCGCAAACTAGAGGCGACCGAGGCGCGCTTGCAGCGCATCTACGAGGCTGCCAAGTTGGGTCTAAAAGGTGACTCGCTGGCGTTAAAGGCTGGCATGCTGCCGACCGAGTATCGGCGTCTGTGCGAGATGGACCCGATTGCCGAGATGGCAGAACAGAAGGGACGCGCTGACGCAGAAGGGGCGCTTGCAACTGTGATGATGGACGCTGCGCTTGCGGGCGACACCAAAGCGGCGCTAGAGATCCTGCGACACAGACACGATTGGGTGGCCAAGCAACAAGTGCAGATCGACGTGGCGCAACAGATCAGCGTAATATCGGCGCTTGAGAAAGCAGAGCAGCGCGTCATCGACGTACAGGTAACAGAGCGACTGGAGCCCACCCTTGCAACAACCGATCTACAGCGCGTCTGACGAACAGCTCTTGATGACGCGGCTCTGGCAGCCGCGCATCAAAGACGACCCGGAAGCGTTTGTAAACTTTGCGTTCCCGTGGGGGCAACACGGCACGCCACTAGCTAACTACAAAGGCCCGCGCAAGTGGCAGCGCCAAGTGTTGCGGAAGATCACGCAGCACATCAAAGACAACGGCGGCAAAGTTGACTACAACGTCTTTCGACTGGCGGTCGCGTCAGGCCGGGGGATCGGTAAGTCCGCGCTAGTCAGTTGGCTCGTGCTGTGGATGCTTTCCACGCGCATAGGATCCACAACAATTGTGTCGGCCAACAGTGAGGCGCAGCTTCGCAGTATCACTTGGTCGGAGATTACCAAGTGGCTGGCGATGATGATCAACAGCCATTGGTTTGAGATCAGCGCGACCAAGGTCGCACCGGCTAAGTGGCTGGCGGAGATCGTCGAGCGGGACTTGAAGAAAGGCACGCGCTTTTGGTCGATCGAGGGGCGTCTGTGGTCGGAAGAGAACCCGGACGCTTACGCCGGTTTGCACAACCTGGACGGCGTGTGTCTGATCTTTGATGAGGCGTCAGGTATTCCAGACTCGATCTGGCAGGTGGCGGCTGGCTTCTTTACAGAGAACACGCCGCACAGGTTTTGGTTTGCCTTCTCCAATCCGCGCCGCAACCAAGGCTACTTCTTCGAGTGCTTTAACTCTAAGCGCGACTTTTGGTCGACAGAGAACATTGACGCCCGCGACGTCGAGGACACCGACAAGCAGGTCTACGAGCAGATCATCGCGGAGTACGGTGAGGACTCGATACAGGCCAAGGTCGAGGTGTACGGGGAATTTCCGAGCGCAGGCGATGACCAGTTTATTGGCGCATCGTTGGTCGATCAGGCGTTTGCTCGGCCCAAGCACAAAGACGAGACGGCACCGATTGTGATCGGCATTGATCCCGCCAGGTCAGGCGGTGACTCGACAGTCATTGCAGTGCGGCAAGGGCGTGACATCATTGCTATCAAGCGGTACCGGGGTGATGATACGATGACGACTGTGGGGCACGTCATCGACGCGATCGAGGAGTACAAGCCCGCGCTGACGGTGATTGACGAGGGTGGGCTGGGGTACGGCATACTTGACCGACTGGTAGAACAGCGGTATAAGGTGCGTGGGGTCAACTTTGGCTGGAAAGCCAAGAACCAAGTGATGTGGGGTAACAAGCGCGCTGAGCTGTGGGGCGCGCTGCGGGACTGGTTAAGAATCGCGGCAATTACGCCAGACAGGCAATTGAAGGCGGATCTGACCGGGCCTAAGACTAAGCCCGACTCAAGCGGTACGATCTTCTTGGAGAGCAAGAAGGATATGAAAGCCAGGGGTCTAGCTTCTCCTGACGCCGCCGATGCGATCGCGGTGACGTTCGCATTTCCTGTCGCCTCCCGCGA